TTGCGAAGCTCGGTGTAAAATCTACCGGCATGATGCGTGGATACGGATACAATGCTGCAGTCGGTGCAAGCAGTACCTTTTCCGTCAGATCAACATAGTCGCCGTCGCTGTTATAATACGGATAGATGCCTGTGTATGTGTCCTCTATGCTCTGCTCCTGGGTGATGTCGGTGATGTTTTTTCCGTACCGGACCACCTTCCCGCGATTCTGTCCGCGCTGCTGCCAGATATGCACGTCGTACATATCCCACTCAACCTCTGCTCCCCATCTGGCCAGCAGATTGTCATCGATGCCGCCGATGATCGCCCGACAGCTGTCAACGACCTCCGTGTTAAATTCTCCCTCTTCTACGTCTGTATCAAACGTAAACGGGTTCGGGACCACACTTCGCATACTTAAAAGGCTCACCACATCCTCTGGGTTGTCCGCTACAAACGGCTCCACCGGGATAGCGGTGAGCTGGTAGGATATATGCTGCGCTCTGATGGTAGATATGCCATCAATCGCGTCAGTCACCTCATAGATCCGGAACGCCTGCTTTTTGGGCTGTTGGTTCGCTCTGCAGTAGATGATATTGCTCATCATTAACTGCCCGAAGTGCCGACCGCCGACAGGGTATTCCATCGTCAATTCGTAAATGCCGTTGCGTTCCTCCTCCACAATGCAGGAGATGGCATCCGCAAGCCGCCCCAAACCGTTCGATCTAAAATTTTGCTCATCTGCTCCGTACAGTATCGGGATCATTACAACCTCCACCATCTCGGTGTGATCTCGACCCTTGTCACACCGTCCAAAACGATGCTATTTGCCCCGCTGTCGAGTTTTGGGAACTCATCCAGGGAAATATAGCTATTTGCGTTTTGGGAGCCAAAGAAAGCCTCCTGCAAATCGCAATCAATGTCTATATACGTGTAGCTGTGCGGCGCGATCTCGATTTCCGTGCCGTTTACGGTGAGACTTCCATCACCATATACACGGATCAGCGGTCTTGATGGCATATCTGTCGCGTTTGTTATATTCCCGCTTGCATTAAAGCTCATCACCACTTCGCCGTTGGTCAAGAACCGCTCCGGTCGGCAGTTGAATACAATGTCGAAGCTCCCCGCCGCCAACCATCGCACCGGATCGACCACCATGCCCTGTGACAGCACGGCAAGTCGGAACTCATCCGGGTGATATGTGTCCGACAGCCGCACATAGTTCAGCGGCTCCAGCAGTTTGTTCGCCCAGGCAGTCAGGTTTGCCTTAAAATCTTTTACGATAAACGCCGGATATGTCACCTCAATATTCTTGTACCTTCCGTGGTCGTTGATGATGTCGCCATTTCTTCCGGGCACCTCGATCATCTCACGATCACGGGCAGGGGAGTTGAATGCCCCTGTCCCGCTTATATATACGCCATATTGCAGGCTGTTGATATTGTTAAATGTTAAAGAGTTTAGGCCCATGCCGATCTCCTTTGTGCAACGCTTGTCGTGATCCTACGGTCTACCGCGATCGCCAGGTCGTTGATGTTCTGGCCTGGTGCGCCGTTGATCGTGTTCGCAATGTTAAAAGTCAATGTGGATGCATTAACAGGCTGTGCGACTGCTGCCGCCATATCTTCTGCGGCTTTCCGGACTTCCGGGATATTGTCCCGGATGCCTTTGGTGAATAAGTCCATCATATCGGGCGCAAATTCGTGAAACCGCGAGAGGCTTCCTTTTTCCGGTTCCGAGAACCCGAGATACGCCGCGATCTCGTCCGCAGTCGCCGCAATCTCTTCCGTCAATGCTCCGACCTTCTCCTTGATGCCATTGATAAAATTCTCGATCATATCGCGCCCCCACGTGAGAGCCTTGCCCGGCAGGTCGGCCAGAAACTGCACAGCCTCGCCCACTCCGTTTACGATCGAGTCCTTGATTCCTGTCACCTTCTCCACGATGCCGTCCCAGATGTTTTGGAAGATCTCTAACGTTTGCTTTAACAGATCGCCCCAGAACTCGATTGCTTCGTACACGATTTCATCAATCTTCTCTCGGATGCTCGCGCCAAGCTCCAGCAAAGCCTCGCCGATACCCGCGACAATCTTCCAAAAGATTTGGATCGATGTCTTCATGAACCCTTCAAAGAAGATGGTAATCGCCTGAATTGTCAGTTGCACGAGGTTCGTTGCGATCTTCTTCAGATCTTCCCATGCAGCATTCCAATCACCATTCACAAGGTTTTTCACAAGATTCACAACATTTATGATAAAGTCAATAAATGTCTGTAGCTGTGGGATGATTCCGTCAATGACCACTGTCTTGACCATCTGAACGATGTCGGAGCCAAACGCCGCCCACAGTGCCTGCATCAGCTCCTGGAACGCCGCCCACAGCTGCCCGAGTGCATCGATCAGTGGTGCAACCGACAGCTGTATCTCGTTAAATATTCCGGAGACATCATTGCGAAAGCCCTCATCCGATGACCACAGTGCCGCGAATGCCGCCGCAAGTGCCGCAATGGCAGCGACTACAATGCCGACCGGTCCGGTGAGCGCCGTGAGCGCTGTCCCGATCTCCGGCAGAAACTGTATCAGTGACCCGATGCCACTGATCAGCCGACCGCCAACCGACAGCAGCGGTCCTATAGCGGCAGCAACGCCCGCAATCTTGATGATAGTCTGCTTCTGTGCGTCGTCTAGCTTCGTCCATCGGTCTTTCAGCTCTTTGGCGAAGTCGTTCACCTTCTTCAGCGCCGGAACCAGCATATCCTGCATTGTCGCCGCAATGTCTGCGCCGGTGATTTTCAGCTCATTCAGGATGGTTTTTAGTTCATCCACCGGATTGATCGTTCCCTCAAACGTCCGCTCTACCGTACCAATGACGGACATATCCTTTTCGAGGTCTTTCATCGACAGGCGGCCGCTCGCCGCCATATCAACAAATCTGTCCGCTGCTTTTGAACCAAATACATCGACTGCCATCGCGAAATCTTCTGCAGATACCTCACCATCCTGCAGAGCTTCCAGCATATCGGCAAGGCCTTCTGTGACACTGATGTTGTCTTTCTTCCAGTTGACAGCCGCCTTAGACAGTCCGGCAAGGGCCTGCGATGCATCCACGCCATTCTGTTCAAATTTTCCAAGCAAAACGACCGATTCGTCAAAACTCAGGCCAAGATCCCGCAGAACCGTGCCATTGGTCTCTATGTTTGACATCAATTTGGATACGTCTGTACCTGTCGCCTGGCCCGTTGCCGCTAACAGATCCAGCATCTCGCCCAGATCTTCCACGTTCATTCCGAACTGCTGCATCAAACGTGATGCGGAGCCGATGGAACCGTTAAGGTCAGTATCCGCGATATGCGAGAACTTGATGAACTTCTCGGAAACGTCCTGCAGATCCTGATCCATCAATCCAAAACGTGTGTTGACTTCTCCGGCTGCGATGCCTGCCTGTTCAAACGATGTCGGGAGTGTGGTTGCTATGTTGTTGACCGTATCCTGCAGGGATTTCAGTGTTTCCCCGGTCGCTCCGGTCTTCTTCACAACGACATCCATAGCCGCATCGACTTCCGTCCACGCCGCCATCGATGCCGCACCTGCTGCCACGATCGGTCCGGTGACATACTTAGTCATCGTGTCGCCGACAGCAGTCATTTTCGTGCCTGCCTCTTGTACCTTTTCTCCAACTTCGCCCATCTGCTGGGCCACAAGCTTGGCCTGCTGCTTTCCAACGCTGCCGAATTCCTTCAGCTCGCCTTCCAAACCCTTGAGAGACTGCTGCGTTTCGACGATTTCACGCTCCAGAGCTTTCTGCTCTTCCGTGATCTCTCCGGTGGAGTTGTTGACCTTCATCTGTTCCAGGAACTGCTTCTCCTGCTCCAGCTTCTTTTTGGTCTCTTCGATCGCGGTGTTGAGGTATTCCTGCTTTTGTTTTAGCAAATCCACGTTTCCCGGATCCATTTTGAGCAGGCCGTCAACATCTTTTAGTGCGCTCTGTGTATCCTTCAGCGTGTTGTTGACTTGTTTGAGGGAGTCCTGCAGCTGCTTTGTATCCCCTCCGATCTCGATTGTTATGCCTTTGATCCGGTTTCTGGCCATATTACCACCTGTCAAAATCCTGCTGTGTCGCCTGTCTTACTTTTGGTTCGTCGCGATTTGCATAGTCGTTATTGCTCTCGATAATGAGATCCATCACGAACCCTTCT